CTTTTTTGGTAATACCTTTTTCCCGTCTTCATCTGTGAAAGCCAGGATGTCCGCGTACAGCGCCCGTTGACCGGAATCAAACTCCCACACCAGGTTAGACCACAACTTATCAGCCTGCTCAATGAGCCCCGTTGCCCTTGAAAAACAAGAAACGCCGATTGGACTGGTTGGATCGATATTGTTTGCCAGTGGATACTTGAAATACGCAAACAACGGCCGGTCAACGTTGATCACTGCCACCGGTTCAATGTCCGCCCACTCAGGAAGAGAATCTAATCCAACCGACTGCCCCAACTCTGTGCTGGTGCTGCTCTTGAACGCCATATTCTCAATGACATACCCGGTTGCCGAGCTCTTGTCTTTCCACTCAACGGATCCAAAATGATGGTATTCCAGCCGTGTGTAGAATTTCCCGTTGCGGACCTTCTGATCAGCGAAGATACAGCCGGTAATATTCCCGTTGGCGTCAAACTCGGTCGGATAAAATTGATCCGCTTGCACGTAATCAACTTCAATCGCTTCGCCCTTGGGGTACGGCTTGAACATCAGCCCGCCCTTGGCTGCGCCGTATTCCACCATAATGCGCAGTTTGGGGATCACCCCCCGGTCAAGTTGTGCTTGTATGTACTTCGCCCGCGCGCTGGACCCTACCTTGACGCTCATTTCCAGCGTCACCGCCCGCGAAATTTCTGAAGACACCGCCCCGGCAATACCCAGGCTGAAGATCTCGTTATCCTTCAACCAGGAGGCGTTATTCTCATACATATCCGACCACAGTTTGATCGCCTCGGCCATTGCGTCACTGAGCGCAACTTCAACTTTCAACTTATCCTTGATTGTGTTTTGTCCGATCATCTTTGACCACACTCCTTTTAGCCATTGGAGAATCTTTTCAAACATCACTGCCCTCGCCTTCTCCAAATCAGGTTCGTTGCGTACCTGGTTGCATCAATAAAATGGTTATTCCGGTCAGGGTAGGCCGAAATGAAATTACCGTCTTTATCCTGGTCAAGTTCATATCCCATAAACTCTTCCAGTGAATAAGGTGTTCGCTCAGGATCAATGACAATTGCCGCCAGTGACTGCAGCCACTTCATGCTGTATTTCACTGATTCCGGTCCCTTTTCTGCCCCGCGGCACATCAACCCGTATTCCAGGTAATCCGCGATCGATTTAGGCTCTGCAGAATCCGCAATGATCAGTTCGTCCGACGCCACAAGCTTTTCTGTAACCAGTGCGTTATATGTTTCCTTGTTGCCGGCTTTTTGTATTCTTATTTCATCAAGCAGGTAAAGCACGTGCCGCCCGGCATCGTAATGGCACTTCACCCAGGCGAACGGATCAGGATAATAACCCCAGTCAATACCCATCATGATCCGGTCAAATTCCTTCAGCTCTTCATCCTCAATTTTACGGACCTGCACATTTTCAAATACCATGCCGCCGGTGCCGTTTACCACACCCAGGTACTCGTGTTCATACGCATGAGGATTGACCTGTTTTAAATGATCGGCTTCGTCTAGAAAAACTTTCCCCAACCAACGTGCAGCTCTTCCAGCTAAATCCAGATATGATGATTTATGCTGATACTGAGTTTCTTTCGGGATCTGTACATACTTATTTGCCCAGTTGTTTGCGGTCCTCGGCGGGTTAAATGTCTTGAACTCAATAATTGAATCTCCGCCGCGCATTACTGATTGCTCGATCTTACGCACTGCCTCTTCGCCATGGAATTGGTCAAGCTCTTCAAACCATAAAATCGAAATATACCCGAACGGCGGCTTGATCGATTTGATCTTGCCTGGGTCATCCGCGCCCCTGAAGTAGATCTTCTGTCCGGTCGGAAGGTAAGTGATCTCCAGCGGAAACGTGGTGCACTTAAACTTATCTTCCAGCCCCCACTCATTGATTGCCCAGATCATCTGATTGTAAACAGAATCACGCAGCGTGTTTGCTACCTGGCGCATCAATAATACGTGCCCGGTTGGGTTCTGCAGCATCTGATCAATGATAATAATGCTCACAAACGAGCTCTTAGTGGACCCGCGCCCGCCATACAAGACATACTCAGTATGAAGGTGTGAACGAATATCATCATACACATCCACGAACGTCGGCGCGATCATGTCCACTCGCAATACTGGGATATTTGCCGGCGTTTCCTGGTCTTCTTTCAGCTGCTCACTTATAACCTCGGCAGGTTCCCGGTACTCTTCAGGGTGGAACCAGCGCAACACGCGCATTGCCCAGTTAGGATCACTGTTCTTTGCCCGGTCGATGGTAACGTGGCATTCCTGTACTACAGCATCGGTGGATTCAACCATGCTATCCCACAATTTAAGATAGGCTTTGTGTTCACGTGAAAGGACGCCGCCGGTTTGCTCAAACTCGCGCCTTAACTTTTCCTGTAATTTCGCCCCTTCTTTTCGCCATAGGCGGTAAATCTCTACCGGCTCAAATTGATTTTGATTATCAAGATAATCTCGTAACATTTGCCCGTAGTGCATCCACCTGGCAAAGGTCTGGATCGGCACCCCCGCGTGTCTGGCACAGGCACCATCAGAACCGCCATAAGCCCGCAGTTCGCAGGCCTTTTCTATGATTCCTTTTGTCAGTCGCAGGGATGCCATGAAAACTAACCTCCCCGGCCGCCGCCAGCACCACCGCGGCGGATTGCTTGGGGGGAACGACGAACAGAACCACGTGCGAGTGCACCACGGGTAACACCAGTCAAATTACGCATTGTTGATCACCTCCGTTCCACGTAAAGGCTTAGGAGCCAGGCGGTTCTTTTTGACTTCTAAAATTATCGGAGTAACCGGTATTCCCAGCATCTCCGCTAATTCAAGTCCAGATACATACTTGTCACCAAAATTATCGTGACCAGGATATTTTTCTAAAAGTTTATTTGTAAAATCTTCCTTTTGGCTTCGGCTCTGGAAACAAACACAGAACCAGAATTCACCAGCTTCAATGTCTCGGAACCGCTCTGCATTGTTTCGGCGATTTTCCTTGATCATTGTCATCATATCATCCACTTCTCTATTGGCAATCTGCTCAGTATCGGCTGCGGCTATCGGCGGCAAACCAGGCAAGCCGGAGGGTTCAAACATGCTGTCAATATCTGGAGCGCTCAGATCTCGCTTTTTCTTAACAATAATTCCCGACTTCTTTACGATCACTGATTTCTTATCCATTTGCCAACCTTTCATATCTGAAGAACTCGGCTTCAAGCAGTGGGAACCAGTCAAGGATCTTTATGTAATCATCCGGGTACGCTTCCCTGAACGGCTTCATGTAGTAATAATCAATTGCTGCAATGGTTCGGCCGGCGAATTCATACGCCCTGGGCAGCTTCACCTTGTTTTTCTGTATGATCTCCCCTACCTTGGCCACCGACCAATCCCAGATCGCGTAATAATACCGGCGCGCCTTGGACCCTAAAACGCCATTCTGATACATCATCATCCGCCTGTCCAGGTTATCAGCCATCCGCATACCCATTGCCGCGTAATACGGCCGGTTATTCAAATACCCCTTGGCAATTACTCGGTCAAGATCAGCAAACTTAAAGGACGGTAAATCAAATGCCAGAATTTGCGCACACCTCTCAGGCGGTTGGTATACCAGGTCGTTTAGCATCTGGTAAAACAGCGGGTGCGGGAACCTCATGATTTGTTGACCAAAATATTTTTCGTAGTAATCTAAATTCTCTTGATCGCTGCGTAACCCAGGTACCATATATAGATAAACCGGGTGAATATTAAAATCGAATTGCTGCAGCCATAACCACATAGCAATCGAATCTTTACCACACGAAAAATACAGAACAAGATCGTCAACTTCGGATCGCACCTGCTTTACCAGGTCTACAGACGGCATCAATTCAAGACGTTGACTAACCGGCATAAGAGACCCTGTTTATTGAAAAAATCGCCTCAAAACGCTTGACAATGCGCATAATTGCGCATATAATGAAGTCTAGGAGGACGCGATGAAACCTAAATTTTCTGAATTCGTGCACGAATACACTGACGGCCATGGTAAAACCCGCTACGCAGTTGCGCAATGGAATGAGGACGCGAACCAGTACCAGCGCCCCCTTGATAAACGCTCTCGGGAACTGACCGGGTGCCATACTGAATATGCTCACAAACTCAGTGATCTGGGTGGTTACATGACCCGCCGCCAGGCTCTCAGGCGCGCGCGCTATCTGTTTGGAGAGGACTGAATGCAAACCCTCAGTATTCGGCAGCCATGGGCATGGTTGGTTGTCAACGGTTACAAAACCATTGAGAACCGCTCTTGGTATACCAATCACCGCGGACCGCTCTTGATTCATGCCAGCGGGACCATGGATATAACCGGCCGGGTACTCGAAAATTTTCGCCGCACAATGGCCGTAACCGGTATTGTCATACCGAACGAGCTGCAGACCGCCGGGATCGTCGGTATCGTCGATCTGACAGACTGCATCGCCGGACCGGACGTGACCCAGGAAATTGACCCGGATGAATGGTATGAACCAGGCAGCTCTTTTGCGTGGATATTCAAGAACGCAAAAACGCTCCCGTTCAAACCTGCGCCCGGAAAGTTGCATCTCTTCGAGACCAATTACCAATTCTAACATTTCACTCGATTCATAGACCGTGCCTATCAACCATCCGTAGGCGCGGTCCTTTTAACCCAAATCATCTCTAGTGCCATTGCTTACTAAGTGCTCTTCGCTCTTGTCGCCCTTGGCGCAATTGTCGGCAGCTTCTCACGAACATACTTATCATGTTCATCGTGGACCCGTTCTACCTCTTTAATCTGAACGCATATTGACGAATTCAAATTATCTATTGCCTTGATGACCGCCGTGTTTCTGGATTCAAATGCCTGATCCCGCTTGTCTAAAGCATCCATAAACGCTTTTTGACTTTCTGCAGAACGTTTGCTCATCTCTAGCGAATACCAGATGAACACCCCCACAAGCGGCACCTGTATCAATAATGTGATCCAGGACGGAACCTGTGCCGCCGCGTCCATCGGTCTACCCTACGCCGTCTTCAGTGTGTGACTTGCCAATTACCGGGAGACCTTTTGTTGCCACATACGTAAGTTTGGATCCCAGTAACATCACAACATAAGAAAAGATATACGATCCGACAATGGCGATCTCACCCAACAGATTGTCAATGGGCTGGATCTGCAGCTCGGGGAAGAATTGTTTCACCACAAGCAGTGCCAAAACGCCGGCAAGATTGAACCCGGCT